CAGTCCAATAAGGATCTCCTGTTAAGGCTATTGGTTTACGAAGAACTAATCCTGTAGCTGCTCTTATTAATCTTTGTGTAAAAGGACTAAATACTGATCTGTTAACTCTTGCAAGGTAAGCATCATAATCTTCTCTAGGTTCTAAAGGTAAAAATGCTTCGCTATTTTCTCTAAGGTATTCTGTTCCTTCAGTAACAGCTTTCATTATTTCCCACCCCTTTATCATGTCCAGTACTGCTCTGGTACGAGTAAAAGGACTATCCGTTCCACCAATATAGGAACTAGCTGTAATACTGGTTGGGATTCTCCCTGGTAATGCGTAAGTCATGTCAACACCTCCATCGTTTTAATGCTAACGCTTTTCTAGTGGGTCTACCTTTTTTATCTTTTAATGGCCCAGGCATACCTGACATTCTTGCACAAAAACTTTTTCTTCTGGCTCTTTCTTTTGGTGTTAAATTCTTTTTCTTTGTAACAGGTGCTTTAAGATTACTTCCTGTAGCTGCATTATATTTTCTTCGTCCTTTAGCAGTCAGCCCTCCTTTCTTGGACTTTTCCCCTCTTCCAACTGATAAACTAACTCCTTTCTTGCGTGGCATTATTTTCCTACCTTCGCTTGTGCTTTTTTATGAGCGACAGTAAATGAATCTCCTGCTCTCATGCGTCTTTTCATAAACTCCATATGCTTATCGCTATGGTGTTCTGAATGTTCTTTGAGCTTGTTCTTTTGGCGAGTAGTTAGTTTCATTTCTTTTTACGTTTTTTCTTTTTGGAACGTAATTTTTTAAGATCAGCAGCCGTAATCTTATCTCTTGGAGGTGCAACAGCAGCTAATTTACGTTGTTTTCCAGAATAAGATCCTTTTGGCATGACTTTTTCTTAGATAACTCTATGTTACCGCTTAACTATAGATTTTACACTTATTTCTTCTTCTTTTTTGTCTTAGTTTTCTTTTTCTTACCCTTCTTGACAGTAGCGATGTAACCTTGACATCGACTCATGGCAGCAGATTTAGTCATTTCTTCTTTTTCTTGGTAGTTTTACGTCTATGTTGATATGTTATCTTCTTGCTACTTGTTTTTTCACGCTTAAATCTAGCTTTTTCACTTGCTGTCATCTCTCCTACTGTCTTAGGTGTCTTACTTGAGACACGTTTACTTGGTCTACAAGCTGGATAACCTCTTTTTTCTCCTTTTTGACGGCCACAAGGTTTGCCAGTTTTAACATCAACCCAATTTTCCTTAAACCAACGGTCCAAACCACCCTTAGTTCTGGTACTTGGTTTACTTTTTCTTCTTTGTGGCACGTTTTCTCTCCACTCTGTAAGTTCCACCACGCTTTTTATATTCTCGGACTAACCAAGCATTAGCGTAGGCAGAAGGATAAACAGCAAACTTACGTTTGGCTTCAGCTTTTACTCTAGCGTAAAGTGCTTTATTTACAGGTACATTCACTTCTCTTTTTACCTCCCTTTTTCTTCTTTTTCTTCTTTTTTGTTGTTGACATTCCGTAGCCCATAAGCAAAAAGAGTAACTTAATATATTCTAAACGCAGTCTGCCCTAATGTCTCTGGTTTTGCCAAGTTAAATTGTTGCAAACATAAATAACCAAAAGCATCAAAAGCGTGATCCACTCCCAAGTTCTTATTTGGCATACCTGTATTTGGAGCGTAAGTTAAAGTTCTAAGTGCTTTTATTAATTCTTTACATCGAGGATGTATAAATGTTCTCCTTTCACCATTCGCATCATACAAAGCTGTATTAACAGCAGTAATTTTATCTCTAATTTTCCAGGGAGATCTAGGACTCATAACTGTAAATCCATTCCTTCTTAAAATTGTATGGTCAGTTACACCAACACCACTGGTTTTTCTTGCACTTCCAGTAGGATCAGGACAAGCAATGACCCTTCGATCTACTCCATATCTTCTTACAACCTCCTCTGCAAAATCCCAAGTTGTTGCCCCACCCGTCAACATAATCTCATCAAAGACATAAAGACAGTCATTATGCTTTACAGCACAAATTCCTGCCATTGGATCTACGTTAAAATCCAGCCCAATCAACAAAGGCATTAAATGTAAATCAACAGATTCGCTAGAAATGTTTTCATCAGCAAAACTTACAGCAACCAAACCAGTAAGATTTTCAAAACTTGCTTCAAATTCTTGCCTAAATGTCCTTCCATCTAATTGACCCCTAGCGGCTTCAACTTCTTCTTCTGCTACATTACCCCCCTCTATTGTGGTAAAACTCCATCGTTGCCAATCATCTCTATCGGTTTCACCACAAAAACACCACATATCATAAAACCAACTCGCAGTTCCATCAGGAGTACTAATAAATAAAGCCCAACCCTGCTTATCCGCTAAAGCTGGTCTTATAACTTCCGCCCATACATCTCTATCCATAAAGGCAGCTTCGTCTAAAACAACACCCGATAAACTTCTACCTCTCAAAGCCATCGCATTTTCTGTTCCTTTCAACTCAATAGTTGATCCGTTTATTAATTCTATTCTCAAATCTGTCTCATTTTTAGATTGCACCCAGATCTTAGGCACTAACCTCTTCAACTCCTTCCATGCAATATCTTTCGCCATTCGATAGGTCGGAGCACAGTAGAAATATGTCTCCCCTGGTCGATTTATCGCTCCACGAAGCAATTCTATGCAAGAAAGGTAGGATTTTCCAAACCTTCGCCCTGCTACAAGTACTCGAAATCTTTTATTGCTGTTAAAAACTTCGCCCTGGGCATATCTTAAATTTATTTCTGGTGCGGTTTTTACGGCCATATACTAAAAAATAACAAATTTTTCAACTAATACCCCCTATTTATAGCCTAAATTGACTTTTCTAGGTTATCATTCAATTATTAACCTTATTCTGATTGAGTCCGTGGCTGAATCATGCTTATCTGGTTTCGTTCCAGAAGATTTTAAACAAGAAGCACAAGTAAAAAAGAAAAGGCGTTCTAAATTTGCTTGTAATACTCAAGAACATATTCAATTTAGAAGTCAAAGATTATATTCTCGTCAGTTAGATGGGAAGACAACAAGACAACTTGTTCTTGAACACGCAAAGATAGAAGGTATTTCAGAAACTTCTGCTTGGAGCGATTGGGGCAGAGTCAAGGTTTGGAATAACGAAGATTGGGAAAAAGATAGAGAAAATATGCTTCCCAGGCTTCAAGCAATGAGGGTTAGATTATTCAACAAAGCTATATCAAAAGGACAATTACAAACAGCAGCACAAATACTCGATTCATTAGGCAAAGTTATCGGAGAGTCTGTAGAGACAGTCAATATTCAAGCACCTGAACTGTCTATTAAAGTAGAACAAAAGCAGTAGTAACTCTGTATTAGTAACGAAGATTACGAGAATATATTTAAGTTCCTCGGTAACTCATATATTAGTAACAAATGTTACAACACTACCCCCTATATGTATCATAGTGATGTCAGATATGATTACTTATGATGTCACAAATAATCATTTAATATGTCACTTATAACATCACTATATGTATCATCTTGGCAGCAATTATGATGTCATGTCGCTATAATTAATACATAGAGAAAAATAATTTTCTTGATCCTTTCGGCTCTCGCTCCAGTATTACAGACTGAGATCTGAAGCCACCCGAAAGAACTCACTCGAAGCCATAGATCGAGGAGGTGCAAGAAGATTTACATATCAAACTGATTTTTTCGGCAGAGTTTTCCAGATACAAAAACCTCGCACAATTTCCCTTTACCTCTAGGCTGTACCACTCGCAGCCCTGAAGCCCTTCAACCTTCTCTTAGTTACTTCTTAACCCTGAGATTCTGAAGCGGTGACAGGTTCGCAGCAATAGGCCAGCCTATAGGTAAAAGGAATTCCCTTTTATCTTTGTTCACTTATCCAAAAGTTAATTTTCAAATTATGACTTTCGCTTATCACATCACCCAATACAACGGGATCGACTACGCAACAAAAACAGGAAACTGGAATTTAGTTGCAGAGCGTAGAACACAAAAGCAAGCGATGGCAACATGTCAACACTTCAACAGAGTAAAGCCATACAGCCACCGCGTAGAAGTTGTGAAATCTGTTGAACTTCCAAAGTTTACAATTTTGAAACCTGCAAAGAATCAACATTCTAATATTGTTGTTCCTGTAGATTTCAAAGTAATTAAAAAAAGAAATTTCTTAAGAAGATTATTAGGAGTATTTTCTAATGACTGAAGACGAAACTTTATTTTTTTGCGGCATCGATTGGGATGAGGTTTTGAACCTTTTCCCAACTTTAGAATATGACTTTGAATTTCAGGAGATCAAAAAAAATGAAAACTAAATTAATTTTATTTTCTTTCATTTTCGGGTTAATAATTTATTCAGGCTTTGGAATTTACCAAAGCTTGAACGCCTTAACTCAAAACTATTACAACAACTTAGCAACTTTTACAAATGCAAATTAAAAAGCTCGGAGCGTCCAAAACGCTCCTTAAATTTTCTGATAATAAATTATTAGAAGAAATTTTTGTTTCTTATGAGACACCAGTTGCAGCCCGTTTAAAAAATGGGGACTGCATCAGGACAGAGGAAAACCATTCTAGAACGACCCAAAAACAAATCACACAATATTTTTCATGGGTCAAAGACAAGAGCAAAATTAAAAATGTCTCTCAGTCTTATCTAGATAATTTATTAGGAGCTTAAAAAATGACTTCTATTTATCATCAGGAAAAAGAAAAAGCGTTATGTCTTTTACATGACGCTTCGGAAAATCTTTTAGATCTGGAGTTTAATTTACCTTCTAGTTATAGATTGACTAGGAATGAAAGAATTAAATTAAAAAATATTATGTGGTTTATCTCAAATTACAAATCCTTATATGAGAAATGTGATTTTGAAAATCCACCTTTCAAATAAAAAAATTAGGGGAATAATTTCCCCTTTTTTATTTTCTATAAAAATTTTCATTTATCCTAAAAAATTATGGCTGTTATGAATGGGCGTAAAAAAGCCGATTATGTAAAACCTGAAGAATTAATTGTGAATGAATTAATTGAAGCGATTGAATCAGGGAAAACTAATTTATGGCGTAAAGAATGGACAGTTAAAGGCGGCTTTAGAAATGTCTTATCAGGGCATGAGTATAAAGGCTCCAACCCTGCTTTGTTATGTTTACAAAGTTCTATTAGGGGCTGGCATCTACCATTATTTATAGGTGCTGGCCAAGCTAAATCTATTAACTGTTTACCTAAAAAAGGCTCAAAGAGTGCAAGAATACTGCAACCGCTCCAAAGATCTTTTGAACTTAAGGAAAAAGACGAAAATGGAGAATCACAATATGGGTCATATATGGCTTATAAATGTGTTCCCGTTTTTAACGTTGCTGACATTCGAGGGTTAGATGATGAAGCATCAAAAAAATTAGAAAAGCTAATTGATGATGCAGTTCTAACTGCAAAGCCCAGAGAATTAGATGTCAGGGTAAAAGAAGCCCATGACAGATTATTCCAATGGGAAAAACAGATTAATACTCTTGTTAAGGGTGGAGATAGGGCTTATTACAGAGAATCCTCTGATGAGATTGTAATTCCTAAAAGATACAATTTCAAAAATGACGAATCTTATCTAGCTACATTTGCCCATGAAGCAGTTCATTCAACTAAACATAAGAAAAGATTATCAAGAAATAATTTATCTTATGCTCAAGAAGAATTAGTTGCTGAATTAGGAGCTTATCTG